CAAAATAAATAGTTGGTCAATCAAGCATTCTTCTCCCTCCAATGTTGCTCCGTCATCGGTCATACGCTGGATGTAAGTATCAAAAATATCGTAGTAGGTGTCCTCGTTCAAGTCTTGAATAGCAGCCACCAAGCAATCGTACCCCTCAACTACCCCACCATCATTGGTTACACGGGTAACGTATTGGTCTACGATTTCATTTGCCGGAGAGAAACAAGGTGGCGCACTTTCGTTCTGGATAGACAAAGTAGTCTCGTCCACTTGGCCAAACCAAGTAGAGCAGTAGATTGCCCCCCATGAGATTAAATTAGCCATTCTTCTCTTTCTCCTTTAAATAACTTTTTAACTTGACTACATTGCCCTTCTTTGGGCGGTAGGTGTCTTTTTTCTTTATAGTACCCATGATGCGAAGTTTGCATCAGTATCTGGAAATACATCCGAATTGCTATTCTGGTAGTATTCCGGAAACTGCGCTTGGTTGTAACTCATGTAAGTGATAAAACGATCCGTGTAGTATTAGCAAGATCTCTTGCCTTATTCACCAGATAGTCGACCTCTACTTTTTCTGCCGTAGTAGAATTCTCCGAATTGTGCTTGAATACCCCTCCGTTTCCGATCGTGTAGGCAGCAAACGGCAGATATTCCACCATTGCCCAATGAATGAGCATAGGCTGAAGATACGTGTTCACCAGAGTCAGGTACGAACCGGACAGAGTACCCGCAATGATGTCATTGCTGATCTTGTCATACAACCGGGTTCCGGTGTAATTCTGGATGTGGATCTCCTGTGCGATCTTAATAAACTGAATGAACTTGTCTGTGTCGACATTACCGCCAATAGCGGTGTTACGCACCAGATCCTCTCGTTTAATCCATAAAGCAGTTGCCATCTTCTAATTTATTTTGGGATTCCGTGTGCTTGAGCATACTCCGGGGTGTAACCTGAATAGTCCATGTCCGTAGGGCGCTTCGCTACATCCTTTGGGTTTGTTTGCAGATCGACTCCTGCTCTCTTCGCCTGATTCACCGATACCTCCGCATTAGGGTTACCTACATCCGGGGTTACGCCTTCGGCTTTGGCAAGGTAGGTCTTACGCATCCAGAAATGCTTGCAACGTGCACCGCCCTTGTATAACCAGATTGAGTAGGTAGCAGATCCACCCTCTCCAAACCCAGCATTTACTGCCTGACCTCCCATGCGCTCGATGTCCTCCTTTCGGTAGACCTTTCCTGCAGCGACCATTTTCTTGCAAAAATCACGACTCGTGGTCTGGGTGCTTTCCGGAGCATAGGCATAACGCACCTTGTATCTGCGACCTTCATCCGTTACTCCATCCTGGCTGCTCTTCGCATTGGGGAATGCACTACCTGTTGATGCAAACGCATACTTGCTCAATGCCTGTTCTGCCTCGTAATCAACCGGGCGCTCGTCAACGAGTTCCCATTCATCCTCGTTAATTACTTCGCCTAATTGCTCCAACTCATGAAACGCAGCATCGAAAAATTCCTCTGACGCTTCTACCGGAACGCAATTAGGCACTCGCTTTCCATTCTTGGTCTTGAACCCGATCATCTCGTATCCCTCCCAGCATGGCTCCTCAAGGTTGACTGCACTCAACTTCACTCCCGTTTCCTCTTCACGAGTCTCTGCATCCATCGGTGTTTCGATGTCTTGCGTGAACTCCAGAGGCTGCAACGTCTTGAAGTAGATATTCAAACGAAGGTCATTGTAAGATAAAATCTTCTCCAATGCATCGAGAATAACCTCCTGCATCGGGCGGACAACGATGTTGTCAAACAAAATAGATGCAGTCTTCAATTCATCCGCATTGTTACCAAGCCCTGACTGGTCTTTGATTCCCAGAAGCATTGGTGAGGTAATGCGGTGAGCAACCATCAGTTTCTGCGTGGACTCTGAAGAGAGGAATTGGTATTGGTTATGAGCATCGGACAACTGCACCGGATCAATGGTAGCAGCTAATTCCTTATTGTCGTTGAAAGCAAGGATAAACTTGCCCGCATTCGATGATCCGCTAAACTTATTAGCGATCTGCATCTCCACCTGCCTGCGTTCCTCTTCACTCGGTACTCCATTATTGAAGTTGATCAGCATGCTCGGAGCAAGGCCATTCTGCACATTGTTGATGTGGTAGTTGGCGATCTCCTCCTCAAGTTCTGCGTAAGGCAATCCACCCTGGTAGTCAACCGGGGAGTAGTAATAGAATCCTGCTCGGTAAGGCTTCACATAAAGGATCTCGATACCTTCACGACTCGTTCCAAAGGCAGGAATGCGAACAGGCTGCTCTCTGCGGCTCGCAACGTCCTCCCATGACTTCGCATAGTAGTACCCTTCAATCTCTCCCTCATCATTACAACGCTCTGCACGCAACGTCTCGACCGGCAGGTGATGCACCTCCGTGATCGTGTTGTGATCCACCGAGTAAATGATCTGGAAAGCACATTGCCCCATCATCTTGTAGTCGGCTACTGCTCTCCGGACGGTGTCCTTGGTCAACAGACCACGCATAGCAGCATACTCGCTCGGCTTACGAGCAGAGTCCGTAGCATCCAGACCTTTGCCGTAAATAAAGTCAATTACGCCATTGATCAGAGCATTGTTGGTTGGTGATCCATTGTACCGATCGATCAGGTACTGAAAGTAATTGTTGTCCTCTCCGTACTCAACCCAATCCTTGCCCTGCACCTCCTTGACTACCGGAGTAGTGTAAGAGGATAGATTCACTACGTGAACTTTAGATGATGATGTATTCATTGTCGTATGTTGTTTCCTCTGTGTATACTCCGGCATTTACCGTGAACTTCGGGTAATTGGTCTGATCTGTGCAGAATACCCGATCTCGGTAAATTAAGTTACCATCGTAGATCACCTTGAATCCATAGAAGCGATTAGCCACAAGCGTAAAAGTAGCACGTAATTCCATAAACCCATTTGCTTCTGTAATCGTAGGGTTGATTACGGCCGTTGTATTCGTGCTTTCATCGGTAAGATATACCATGACTCCATCCAAGTCGTTTACCTCTGCCTGAACGCATGCAGATGCCTCTAAAATACCAGAATCTAATATCACACGCTCAAAATAGAGTTCAAGATCCTCCGAAGAGTAAACGAACTGCCGAGGTATAATAGTAATGACCTGGGGCGATGCCGATACCTGTAGAATATGCATTTCAATTAAATAACCGCAGAGAAAGTTTTTGTCATAAAAAAAGGGGGCTTTCGCCCCCCTTCTCCATCCATTTGCGCCATTCCGTTCAATAGCACAATGCGAATATACGTTACGAATTCGTACCTACAACAATCGTGTCGTTAGCAGAAGCAAGTCCTGCAAAAGGATTAGTAGTCGTAGCACCATTGATGAAGTTAGCAGGCAGTTGCTCCTGAGCCTCCATTACAAGCGTGTAACCGGACAGATCACCCATAGCAGCACCCGTTACGATAGTGCCTCCGGTAACCTCTGCTCCGTAGTTCTTACCCATCAAGAAGGCATTGCCATTGTAGTCCTGTACGATTACGTAAGGGCGACCATAGGCAAGGAGTTTCAATTCCTTGTTGTCCTCTTTGGTTAGTTTAGTCAAAGTCAGATTCAGCGTCTGCGTGAAGAAGGTAGTACCATTCTCACGGCTTGAGTTGAAGGTCTGCTCAAAAGATGAGTTGCCCTTTACCAGATATTGGTAAGCAGAGAACGTACCGCTAATGTCGGTAACCTCATCGTTGGTTAAAGTGATAGTGCCGAGGTCTCCAAAATCGACAAAGTAAACAGCGTAAATGCCACCTACTACGTCTTTACATGGAACTTTCCGCCCTTTAGTTAAATCGCAAGCCATTGTTCGTTTTTTGAATTAAAAAAGGGGGCGGGGCAGAACCCACACCCCCTCGTGGTTTAACTTATGTAATCGGATTAAGAGTAGAGAACTACGTCAGTTCCGATTCCGTACTGAACACCTGCGAAGAAGCGCAAGATCACACGGATGTTGTCTGATCCATCGAGGTCAGCCATGTCAAGCAGGCGCACTTCGTTGCGCTCGTTCAACAGACCGGTGCCGAAGTACAGGTTCGAAGATTGAGCAGCGACCATCTTGTTAGAAGGCAGACCATTCACCATAGCAACACGGATGCCGTCAAAGAACAAAGGCTCTGAGCCGTACCACATGGTACCCTTATTGTCAACACCATTAGCACCAACACCAGAAGCACCGAATCCACCAAGAGCACGTACGTAGGCCTTAGCAACGTTTTGCGGAACGTAGATGGTCAAGTCCTCCTTGCCGTAAAGGGCAGCGGGGATAGCGTCTACAACCTTGCCGAGTTCCGTGATGACATTGCTCGCAGTTACCGTGGTAGCGGTTACGTCAACAACGTCAGAGTCAGCAGTCATCAAAGACAGGAATCCGGAGAATTCACCAGCAGAGGCATGGTTACCATTCCAGATGTTCTGCTCGATCTTCTGGGCAGTCTTGGCAGCAACGTGGGCGATCAAGAAGTCAGCAAAAGAAGCAGGGATGCTATCGTAAGCAGAGAAGCCCATTTGGCTACCGATCCATGAATCGTAGTAGTCCTTCTTCCAGAGTTGCAGGTTAACCTGGAACGGCTCAACCTCGAGAACTCGGTCGGTCAAGGTCAACGTAGACGTAGCATCAAAGTCGCAAGTAGCGTCTTTTACGATGTCGTTGGTGTTAACCTTTTGCAGGGTGGTTTTGAAGTTTACGTTGGGCAGGATCTCAACGAGTTGCTTGTCCAGCGTGTCTGCGCTCAAAAGAGCAGCAGAGATGTACTTGCTAGCAAATTGGCCAGCGTACGAAGTGGTGATTGAAGTGGTCGTAGCCATTTTCGGGTTTTATTATTTATTAAGACGTGCAAGGACTCGGTCAATCGACTTTTGCGGGCGATTAAATTCTACCTTGTTGACTTGCTTTTTCTCGGGGTTGTGTTTGATGGGTTTAGCAGCACTCTGCGAAGAGAACTTCTGCTCAACAGCAGCCATCTCTTCTTTTTTGGCGTAACTACCCATCTCCTCACGCATTGCTTTCATTTCCTCACGCATCATTGCAATCTCTTCGAGAACTTTCTCAACGACTGCAGCAACGTTAGGCATTTCCTCTTTTACCTCGACTTCTGCGAGTTCAGTAGCAGGCTCTTCAGAAGAGGCCTCAACCTCGATCTCAACGCTTGCTTCTTCTTCGGCAGCAGCCTCTTTAATTTCAGCGATTACTCCCTCTTCAGCGATCACAAGAATGCGACCATCTGCAAGCAAGTGCTCACCCACAGGAGCAGGAACACGATCTTCGCCACTTACGACAAAGACCTCATTGCCTGCTTCAAATGCTTCAGCCTCCAGAACGGCTCCGTTCTCAAGGGTCATTTGCTCGAACTTAACCTCACGAACGGAGGCCAACTCGGCAAGGATTCGGTTTAGAATAGAATTTGCTTTCATATCTAACTAAATAAAATTGATTAAGTGAATTGTTACATTTTAGGGATTGATGATCACATCACCTTGGTTCACCAGAGATCCAATGCCTTGTGCCGGGAGTGATCCATCGCAGCACTTGCGTGAGTAGGTGTTATTCTTGCACAAGCATCCTCTGTTTCCTCCTCTTGGTGAAGATACCGGAAGTTTCTGTGGTCGCATCATATCTCTCCGAGTTCTTTTAGTTTGGATGCTGCCCACCTTTTACCAGCAAGCCCTCCCCATAGCAAGTAACTGATCGTGCCGCAAGCATTCATGTCATTCTCATCATAGTACTCCTCGGCTCTGGACAGGTACGAATGCATACGCTTGATGGTCTCCACGCTGATGGGCTTTCCTTGAGCCAACTGCTGCGCTCTCACCTTTCCGACCGGAGTTGCACACTTGTTGTTGTTTTTCTCATTCAACTCAATACCACGTTTTGCGTTGTTCCGGACTCCAGATGGGTAGTCCGAGTATGACTCCAATTCAGTGCGTTTGCCCGACTTTTTGCGGCCATCTCTCTTAATGATCCCCACGATCTGCGACA